AAAGGAGATCACAATGGCTGAGAAAAAAACAAACACCATTACGATCAACGATAAATCTTACACTGAAGACCAACTAAATGACACCCAGAAGGTAATGGTGAACCACGTTGCTGACTTAGACAGGAAGATTGGCTCTGCTAATTTTAACATCGACCAGCTAAAAATGGGACGCATGGCGTTTATGAATACGCTGACTGCATCGTTGGCATCTGAGTCAGAAGAGGAAACTAAAGAAGCATCATGAAACTAGAGGAGCTGAGTCGTAGGTTGACTGTTGTAGAAGTTCAATTAGAAGAACGCTGGAAAGAAACGATCCTTAGAATAAAAAGGATAGAGGCTATTCTAATTGGTGTTGCTGGGACGATAATAGTCCTCCTTGCCAATATAGTTTGGAGAATGTAAATGAGTCTAATCACATCTTTAGTTGGTCCAGTTACTGGCTTGCTCGATAAATTCATAGAAGACAAAGACCAGAAATCAGCTCTTGCTCACGAAATTGCAACTATGGGTGAGCGACATGCTCAAGAGGCTTTGCTTGCTCAGCTAGAGATAAATAAAGCAGAAGCTGCAAGTGGCAGTTTATTTAAAGGTGGGTGGAGACCTTTTGTTGGTTGGATCTGCGGATTCGCTTTGCTTTATCATTTCATTTTATCTCCGCTAATTATTTTCATTGTAGCATTATCAGGTGCAACAATCCCACCATTGCCCGAGTTCGACATGGGAAGTTTAATGACTGTTCTTTTAGGAATGCTCGGCATTGGTGGCTTGAGAACCTTTGAGAAACAGAAAGGACTTACCAAATGAGCGACATAGAAATGTTTCATGTTGGCGAGAATAGCGAAGGAGAAGAGCTTTACAATCTCCGATATGTAAAAGGTGGCAGAAGTTTACCAACTCCGAGCATGACTAAAGCAGAAGCTCTAGCTAAAATAAACGGAGAGCCTGAGCAGGAAAAAAGCTATAAAGATATGACGAAAAAAGAATTAGAGCTTTTTATGCGAGAACACAGTATAGAGTTAGATAGAAGAAAATCAAAAGACGATCTTTTAAGTCAGGTTGATGAATTTTTCGAGGATTAAATCATGAGTAATGCACTCAAATTGTTACAAACTAAATGCGGATGTTCAGCTGATGGTTCGTTTGGTCCTAATACAGCTCGTGGCATTGTAGCACATTATGATATCTCTCCGGAGCGTGGTGCGCACCTGCTCGGACAAGTTGTGCATGAAAGTGGATCTTTTAAGCTAACAAAAGAGAATTTAAATTACTCGACAGAATCTATGATGCGTGTCTGGCCAAGCAGGTTTCCAACTGAAGAAAGCACAAAGCCATATGCACGCAATCCTAAAGCTCTAGCTGAGAACGTGTATTTGGATGCAAATCGTGGTGAAAAATACAAGCTCGGAAACGACACCAAAGAAAAAGCCAGTTTATATATTGGTCGAGGATTTATACAGCTGACAGGATACAACAACGTCAGGGCATTTGCTTCTGAAATGCGTGCTCCTGAAGTTTTAAACAACCCGACGTTGTTAGAAGAAGAATATGCCATGGACACAGCTATATGGTTTTTCGACTCTAATAAGTTGTGGAAAATTTGCGACGAAGGTGTTAATGACGACGCAATTAAAAGGCTAACAAAACGAATAAATGGTGGTTACACTGGTCTGGATCACCGTATAAAAGAAACAAATAAAATCTATGAATGGTTGAAATAATATATGGCACTGCAGCTATTACAATTTAATCCAGGAATCGTTAAGGATATAACAGAATATTCCGCTGGGAAAACTGGACCTTTTTGGGTTGATGGTGATCTTGTGCGTTTCCGTAATGGCTATCCGACAAAAATAGGTGGTTGGCAGAAAGACCAGATAAATTTAGTTGATTCTGCTGGTACAGTAACAAGTACAGAAACAACCATAACTGGCATTGCCCGAGCAATGGTTAATTGGCGAGCTATAACCGATGGTGAAGATAGGATAGCTGTCGGCACACACAACCATCTTTACATTATACAAGACCAAGCACTTTATGATATTACACCTTTGCGTGATAAATCTAATGACGCAACAACAACAAGTGGCTCTATAAATGATAGCGTTACAACTATTCCTTTAACGAGTGTTGCTGGATTTAAAACTGCTGGAACAATACAAATAGCTTCCGAGATAATAACTTATACAGGAATAAGCACTTTAAATTTAACAGGATGTACTAGAGGGGCAGAAAGCACCTCGGCTGCATCTCACGGCAGTGGTGCAACAGTAACTCAAATATTGATTGATCCAATAGCAACAACAGACGGAAGCACAACTATTACAATAACAGATGCTGCTCATGGGGCAAAAGTCGGAGAATTTGTTGCAATAACAGGAGCTGCAGCGACAGGTGGAATAACCGCCGAAAACCTTAATAGAAAAGCTGGCTACCAAATAACAGCTATAACAACGAACACATACACAATAACCTCTCCAACTGCGGCAACTTCAACAGTCTCTGCTGGTGGGGGAAACGCAGTCGCTCTGGCTTATCTTATAGGCATAGATGCAGAGCTAGGAACACAAAGCTCAGATCCAGCATTAGGTTGGGGTGTTGGTGGTTGGAATAGTGGAACTTGGGGAACACCTAGATCAGAAGCAGAGTCAGACATTAATCTTACAAACTCGAACTGGAGTTTAAATCTCTGGGGAGAAGATCTTATAGCAACTGTTCGAGGTGGTGGAATTTATTATTGGGATACTTCCGGAACAGTCTCAAATAGAGCTGTATTGGTTTCTTCTCTTTCCGGAGCATTAAATGTCCCGAGTGTTGCATTTGTTTCAACAGTTTCCTTTCCGGACAGGCATTTTATTGCTGCTGGTTCTCAGGCATACCAAGGAGATGGTGGAGGAGATGTTGATCCTATGTTGGTTCGCTGGTCTGATCAAGAAGACTTTACTGACTTCGGACCAACATCTACAAATACAGCAGGTGACCAAAGACTAGAAATAGGAACCAAGGTTGTCTCTATCTCTCCAGCAAGGGAAGAAACGATCATCTCTACAGACGAAGCTATTTATGGAATGACGTTCGTTGGACCACCATTTATTTTCAGCTTTAGACTTTTAGCAACTAACTCTGGTGCTGCTGGAATTAACACAATGATCACTATCGATGGTGATGTTTTCTGGATGGGCAAGCGAAATTTCTTCGTTTACAATGGTGTTGTTAAAGAGCTGCCTTGTTCAGTTCAGTATTATGTATTCGACAGAATGCAAACTCGATATATTGATAAAACTTCTGTTGGTCACAATAAGCAGTTTAAAGAGATAACTTGGTTCTATGTTAGCAATGAGAACACTGCCTCTACAAACCCTGAACCCGATAGCTATGTAACATTCAACTATTTAGAAAATGCTTGGTCGGTTGGTTCTATGGATAGGACTGTTTGGAGAGACTCTTTCGGCTCTAGGGATGTTCCTTTTGCATTCGACAAAGACGGTTATCTTTACAACCACGAGACAGGAACGAGTGCTGATGGTGCAGCGATGACTTCGTTTATAGAAAGCTCTCCAGGAGAAATACCTAATACTGGTCAGGATCTTTATTTAGTCGATAAAGTTATTCCCGATGTAACAATGACCTCCGATACAACTCTATCATTATTCATAAATACACGCAAATATCCTAATGCAACGGAGGTTACTAAAGGACCATTCTCTATAACTAGCTCTACAACAAAAGTCAGTACAAGAGCTAAAGGTCGCCAAATGAGCATGAAACTTCAAAGCTCAGGAACACTAGACGACTGGAGTTTAGGCACTTTTAGAATAAACGCAAGAGAGGACGGTTTACGATGAGCGGAATTGGCTATATAAGGTTGCCAAGTCCACCGCAGGACTACGACCAAGGATATATGGCTCGATTCACGAATGCTATCGAGCTAGACAAACAAGCGACCTATTTCGCAGCAGACTCTGCGTTAAATAACATCGCAGAAAGAGCAGAAGCAACAGCATGGTTTATGGCATAAATGGCAAATAACTATAAAAATAAAAAGGTAGATCTAACAAGCACAGATGCAACTGTGCTATATACCTGTCCAAATGCTACGACTGGTCTTTTCAAGTCGATACTTGTTTCTGAGGATTCAGGCAACGCAGACACAATCACTGTAACTATTACAGATGCCGAGTCAACTCCAGCAACATTCAGCCTGTTTAAAGTAAAAGCTGTTGGGGCAAATACAACAGTTGAATTATTAACCGCACCTTTGGTGGTGCAAGAAAATGAAATTTTAAAGGTGACTGCAGCAACTGCAAATAGACTTCATGTTGTGGCCAGTTTGCTAGAAGTAAGCTAAAGGAGACGAAAATGCCACATGCCGCAGGACACACAGGATACGGAGCCAATCCAGTAGAAGATGGAACGGATGATCCGCAAACATATTCATATGACCTTTTCACTCTGCAAAGGAATCCTATAAAAGATGCGCTGGGTGGCAAAAAGCTCCAAGATGTTTATGGTATATCTGCGCAAGAAGGTGGCATTCCTTCTTTTAACTTTGTAAATGCAATCGTTTCCGGACAGCGAACTTATACAGACACCAGTGCCGCCGACCGAGAAATGATGCAGCAATACATCGAAGACTGGAAGAATGCTGGTGGTGCTAACTCCGGAATGCCAGACCCTAAAATGATAATGCGAGAGATTGGATCAACAGTTGCTCCTATTGCTATGAGCGTTGGCGAAAGTTTAGCAACTGGTGGCACGTTTATGGAAGGCTTGCCATTTATAGACAGTGGTGGAGACTTAGCTGTTGGATCAACAAGTTTCAGTCCTAGTTCGCTAAAAGACCTTACTGGTGGACAGCTTAAATCTTTAAACGCAGCTCCTTCATTGACAGCCAATAATGCAATGACAACTGCTGATGCTGTTAATGCACTCGGCACTGATGCCCAAATAGATCTTTTCAAAAAAACTGGAGATGCCTCCTTTTTAACAGATGCTGGTGCAACAGTTGGCAGAGACCTATCTCAAAATGCAACATTCGGTGAGTTATTGAATCCAAGAGAAGCAGCTGGAATGCAAAATATAAAAGGTGCTTTAGGTGGTGCTGTTGCTAACTTCGGTGTTCAGCTTCTTATGGGGCAAGATCCAGTTAAAGCTGCGAAGTCTGCGGGAGCTGGTGCTATAGGTAAAGTTCTCGGAACAGCCATAGGTGGACCAATCGGTGGATTTATTGGCGGTGCATTAGGAAGCATTATAGGTGGACGAGTAATCTGTAACGAACTTATGAGACAAGGTTTATTGACCAGAAAACAAGTTGTTTTAGATTATAGGTTCACACGGGACTATTTAACACCAACTCACGTTAATGGATATCATGTTTGGGCTGTATGGATGGTCAAACAGATGCGTAAAGGAAAGTTTGTTAAGTTCTGGAAACACGTCGCAGGACACCGAGCAAACGAGATTGCCTATATATATGGTGAAAGAGACAAACCTGATTATCTAGGTAAAGTTTACAGGAAAATTTTAGAGCCAACTTGTTGGGTTGTAGGAAAGTTCTGTAAGGTAACAGATTGGTCAGTGCTTTATAACAAAAAGGAGATACAACATGGCTGAAGAAATGAATCCCAATGCAATGGGTGAACGTCCACCGATGGCA